TCCGCATGACACACACTGTCAAAACCATTCCAGACATGCTCATAGAGACATATGGAAACCAGACAGAAGTAGCACGGCGCTTATCGTGCCACCGCAACACAGTCAGGCGTTATCTGTACGACAAAGAAGCCAGGTATCACGCCATCGTTAACGGCGTTTTAATGATTCATCAGGGCGGGAGAGGTGTCTATGACCGTAACCAGCATTAACCAGGCGAAACAGCAGCGTGAACGTGACGAGGCTGAATTACGCAGCGTCAGAGAGATGACGGAGCAACACCAGAAGGCGATGGATTATCTGCATGAGCGAGAGCGTGAACTGGTGAACCGGGTTGGATTGAACAAGCCAGCGGGAGGCGATGCTGCATGAGTATACGAGAATTGAACCTCACTAAAGAGCAGCATGACTGGCTTAATGGGTGGCTTGAGCTATGGGGGGCATGGGTTTATTCAGGAAGACTCGAAAAACGCATGAGCAGCGTTATAGCGCAGTTTATGGAGAGGGTAGAACCATCAAGAGTGATGACAAGGCCAATGTGCAATGATGATGACGGAATGTTGATTTCTCAGGTCGTAGATTCCGTTATGCGCATCGACACAAAGGCCTTTGGCATTCTGCTTAGCTATTACGCACATGGTTCCTCTAAGTACGCCATATCATCCTACTATCACAAGACTGCAAGTCCCCGCAAAATGTCAGGCCGTGGCGGAGAAAGGATGCGCAAGCCATCTCTTATTACCTGTCGGAGAGAAGTAGATGACGTACTCAAGGCATCCCTGTTCATGCTTTATCAACCGATGCTAAATGCCTTCAATAGTCGTAAACGTGTGGATAAAATTAAACATGTTGCATAGATTGTGTTGACATCCATGAGCAAATGAGCAATCATAAGCGAATAAGCTGCCGTTAGTGAATCTTAAGTCGCTGCGGCGGCTTTTTTATTTGCACGACATTTCTGAAAGCGTCCTATCACCAATCACCATAACACATCCAGATACCCTTGCTCATTCGTGGCGACGGGGTAGGGCGTTTTACACAAAAGAAAACCCAGCGCTTGACTGGGCTTCGTGAAGATGGGCGGCAAGTATTGTTGGCGATCAAACATAAAGATTGTGGAGTAGCTCATGTTGAGTGAAAACGCAAAAGATATCGCAGGATATGAAGGCAAGTACGCAATAACGACTGATGGCCGCGTTTATTCGCATTCGCGAGTTGATACGCGTGGAAAGCTGAGGAAAGGTAGATGGCTTAAGCCTCGTGAACATGGTGGTGGTTACTTGCAGGTATCCCTCTGCGATAAAGGAAAAGTTAAACAACTTTACATTCACAGATTAGTAGCGATTACATTCATTGATAACCCGCGCTCACATCCGCAAGTAAACCACATAAACGGAATTAAGACTGACAATAATACGTCTAACCTTGAGTGGGTAACTCCGAGCCAGAATATGCTGCATGCTCACGAGTCCGGATTGCAAGTTGCTATCAAGGGGGAGGGTCACTATCGGGCAAAACTCACCACTGAACAAGTGTCCGAGATACGATCGCGCAAATCAATGTCTCGATCTGATATGGCAAGAAAATACGGCGTAGACCCATCACAAATATCAAATATTATTAATAATAAAAGATGGGTAATTTAGTAAAAAATTAATTAAGAATGCTCATTACCGGGTGTATTTACGAGTGCACCCATTAATGGCCGTTAAATGCGATGGATAGGGATACTGTTTGCGCAGTATCCCTAATGGTTTCCTCGCGACAGCAGTGACGAGCAAACCATATAGATAATGTATCGCGGGTTTGTTCATAAATAGATCAACCAATTCATAACATTGAACAAATCCTCACGGTCGTGAGGTAAGACATGAAAAAGATGCCAGAAAAACATGATCTGTTAACCGCCATGATGGCGGCAAAGGAACAGGGCATCGGGGCAATCCTTGCGTTTGCAATGGCGTACCTTCGCGGTCGGTATAATGGCGGTGCGTTTAAGAAAACACTAATAGACGCAACGATGTGCGCCATTATCGCCTGGTTCATTCGTGACCTTTTAGTCTTCGCCGGACTGAGTAGCAATCTTGCTTACATAGCGAGTGTGTTTATCGGCTACATCGGCACAGACTCGATTGGTTCGCTAATCAAACGCTTCGCTGCTAAAAAAGCCGGAGTCGATGATGCAAATCAGCAGTAACGGAATCACCAGATTAAAACGTGAAGAAGGCGAGAGACTAAAAGCCTATCCAGATAGCAGGGGGATACCAACCATTGGGGTTGGGCATACCGGAAAAGTGGATGGTAATCCTGTCGTATCAGGGATGACAATCACAGCCGAAAAATCTTCTGAACTGCTTAAAGAGGATTTGCAGTGGGTTGAAGATGCGATAAATAGTCTTGTTCGCGTCCCGCTAAATCAGAACCAGTATGATGCGCTATGTAGCCTGATATTCAACATAGGTAAATCAGCATTTGCCAGCTCTACCGTTCTTCGCCAGTTGAATTTAAAGAATTACCAGGCAGCAGCAGATGCTTTCCTGTTATGGAAAAAAGCTGGTAAAGACCCTGATATTCTCCTTCCTCGGAGGCGGCGAGAAAGAGCGCTGTTCTTATCATGAGTCGTATTAAGGCAATTATTGCGTCTGTCATTATCTGCATCATCGTCTGTCTTTCGTGGGCTGTTAATCACTACCGCAATAACGCAATCGCCTACAAAGACCAGCGCGACACCGCTACCCACAATCTGACGCTGGCGAACGCGACAATTACCGACATGACGAAGCGTCAGCGTGATGTTTCCGCCCTCGATGCCAGATATACGAAGGAATTATCCGATGCGAAAGCTGAGAATGATGCTTTGCGCGATGATGTCGCCGCTGGCCGTCGTCGCCTGCTCGTCAACGCCACCTGTCCCGCAATGCCGACAGGTAAATCCACCTCCGCCGCCCGCGTGGATCATGCAGCCAGCGCCACCCTTACAGCAAATGCTGAACGGAATTACTGGCGTCTCAGGGACGGAGTAGCCACAGTGACGAAGCAACTGGAAGGGGCGCAGGACTATATCAGAACGCAGTGCCAGAAATAATTTCCCTCGCATAGAAATTTGACAAGTGACTTTCATGAAAATGCCTCGCGATGCGGGGCTTTTTTGTATCGGTATTTTACCGCGCACCGCAGCGCACAATAACCACCGAACCAAACCCTTTGGAATGAGCCGTTGAGGATGTCAGTTAGTGCTGGCGAGCCTCGGTGGGCTGACTTCCTGTGCGGCAACGGTTCATTTCAAAGGATAGATACACACCATGAAACACCTGATTAAGATTGTTAAAGGCGAGCCAGTTGTAAGCACTGAAGTTATTGCGGCTGAGTTTGGTCGCCGTCACGACAACGTTATGCAAAACATCCGTTCTCTCATCGAAAGTGATCATTTAGGACCCCTTGATTTCAAGGAGTCCTCCTATGTGAATAAGCAGAACAAGGTTCAGCCGTGCTATGAGTTAACTGAGCGCGGATTTCTTATTGCCATGCCATTCATCGGTGGAGAAAAAGCCAGAGATGGGCAGGTCCGTCTGGTAGATAGCTTTATCGAGTATCGAGAGAAGGTAAAACGAGAATCAGCAATTCAGGCTGAGCGTGATTTAGCGCGTGTCGAATATCGCCCAATGACAAACGCCATTAAGCAGAGCAAGGAAGCCGAGGGAAAAGAAGCTGAGCATTACCACTTCAGCAATGAAGCTAACCTCATAAACCGGATCGTGCTGGGAACCACTGCGGCTAAATTCCGCAAAGAGAATGATATCGGTAAAACAGAAGCAATCCGGGATTACCTTACCGCTGAGCAGATCCGCGCAATCACTGAATTGCAACGTGCTGATACAGTCTTCATCAACATGGGGTGGGACTTTGAACGACGCAAAGCCGAGTTAAAAAGCTTATTCGATCGTAACCACCGTCAGCCGCTTATCGAAGAGCAGCACCGTCTGGCAGCCTAAGCTACAAAAATAGCTTCGAGAGCCACTTTCACAACGGCTCTTCATTACAAAGCCTATCTACGGGTGGGCTTGATAATGAAACCGGAATTAATTTCTGATCACCAATTAGCAGCAGTACCACGAAACAACCCAAGCCAGTAAGTGGGGAAATAACACTGGCAGCCACTGAAAGATGAACCTCCTGCCTTATGGCAAAAAAGATTCTTTGTGGTGGCGGACTGATGGAAAGACATCGGTTATTGCAGAGGCCATTCAATGAGTGGTCTAGACAATGGCTTATCCCAACAACCGGAGCCAACACAATGGCAGAGATTACAGCATTGACAGAATTACAGCAGATGAACCTCGATATCCTCCGTTTAGTTCAAAGCGATACCGCAGCAGCAGAGAAAGCGATCGCATTCGTTGCTGGAAGTAAGCTGAACTTCGAACTGTTCAAAGACCAACTGGTTTTGGCGCAGGGTGAAGGAACGGCATTAGCTCGCGCAGAAAAGGCTATTCGTGAGGCAAAAGAAGCGTTAGACCTGTTCACTGCCGGAGTATAATCATGGCAAATCCAAATTTCACGCCATCGTGGCCTCTCTACAAAGATGCTGACGGTGCATATGTGTCTGCTCTTCCGATTAAAGCTATCAAATACGCTAATGACGGAAGTGCAAGCGCAGAATTCGATGGTCCGTATGCTGACCAGTACATGTCAGCGCAAACAGTGGCCGTATTCAAGCCGGAGGTCGGTGGATATCTGTTCCGAAGCCAGTACGGCGAGCTGCTCTATATGAGCAAGACAGCATTTGAAGCTAAGTACACTTCCGCAAGCGGTTCAGTAACGAATGCAGATACGGCGGATAAGTTGTCAACGGCCCGTACTATCACACTAACCGGCGCTGTCACAGGTTCAACGTCATTTGATGGTTCGGCTAACGTGACTATCGCAACTACCCAAGGAAGCTAACTTATGGCAGCACCAAAGGGCAACCGATTCTGGGAGGCCCGCAGTAGCCATGGGCGTAACCCGAAATTCGAGTCGCCTGAGGCGCTGTGGGCTGCTTGTTGTGAATACTTCGAATGGGTGGAAGCTAACCCACTATGGGAGATGAAGGCGTTCTCATATCAGGGTGAGGTGACACAAGAGCCAATCGCCAAGATGCGAGCAATGACCATCACTGGCCTGACTCTATTCCTCGATGTGACGCTTGAAACATGGCGCACATATCGAATGCGAGAAGATTTATCTGAGGTCGTTACGCGAGCAGAGCAAATCATCTACGACCAAAAATTCTCCGGCGCAGCCGCTGACCTTCTCAACGCTAACATCATCGCCCGAGATTTGGGCCTCAAAGAGCAGTCGCAAGTTGAAGACGTGACACCTGATAAGGGAGATCGCGATAAGCGCCGCTCTCGTATCAAGGAGCTATTCAACCGTGGAACTGGACGCGATTCTTGATAGCCTGAGCGACGAAGAGCAAATCGAATTGCTCGAGCTACTCGAAGAAGAAGAGAACTACCGAAATACACACCTGCTATATGAATTTACGCCATACAGCAAACAGCGTGAGTTCATCGATGCCGGGCATGACTATCCAGAGCGATGTTTTATGGCTGGTAACCAGCTTGGTAAGTCATTTACTGGTGCTGCTGAAGTCGCGTTTCACCTTACCGGGCGTTATCCGGGAACAAAAGGCTATCCGGCTGATGGTAAATATGGCGGAGAGTGGAAAGGTAAGCGTTTCTATGAGCCAGTTGTCTTCTGGATTGGCGGTGAAACAAACGAGACTGTAACCAAAACGACTCAACGAATCCTGTGCGGGCGTATCGAAGAGAATGATGAACCCGGCTACGGATCAATCCCGAAAGAGGACATCATTAGTTGGAAGAAGTCACCATTCTTCCCTAATCTTGTTGATCACCTTCTTGTTAAGCACCACACGCCAGAAGGCGTCGAAGATGGCATCTCAATATGCTACTTCAAGCCTTACTCACAGGGCCGCGCCCGCTGGCAGGGCGACACAATTCACGGCGTCTGGTTTGACGAAGAGCCGCCATATAGCATCTATGGCGAAGGTCTTACCCGTACCAACAAATACGGGCAATTCTCTATTCTGACGTTTACCCCGCTGATGGGGATGTCTGACGTTGTCACCAAGTTCCTGAAGAATCCCAGCAAGTCTCAGAAAGTGGTCAACATGACCATCTATGATGCTGAGCACTACACCGACGAGCAGAAAGAGCAAATCATAGCATCCTATCCTGAGCATGAGAGAGAGGCACGTGCTCGTGGTATTCCTACGATGGGTAGCGGGCGAATCTTCCAGATACCAGAAGAGACGATTAAGTGCCAGCCGTTTGAGTGCCCCGATCACTTCTATGTTATCGACGCTCAGGACTTCGGATGGAACCACCCGCAAGCTCACATTCAGCTTTGGTGGGACAAAGACGCAGATGTTTTCTATCTGGCGCGTGTGTGGAAGAAATCAGAGAACACCGCAGTTCAGGCATGGGGTGCTGTTAAGTCGTGGGCTAACAAAATACCTGTCGCGTGGCCTCATGACGGTCACCAACACGAAAAGGGCGGTGGTGAGCAACTTAAAACCCAATATGCGGACGCCGGGTTCTCTATGCTTCCCGAACACGCAACGTTCCCGGATGGCGGTAACTCAGTAGAGTCAGGCATTAGTGAACTTCGTGACCTGATGCTTGAAGGAAGATTCAAAGTATTCAACACATGCGAACCATTTTTTGAAGAGTTCCGTCTATATCATCGCGACGAGAACGGCAAGATTGTCAAGACCAACGATGATGTGCTCGATGCTACTCGCTACGGCTACATGATGCGCCGCTTCGCCAGGATGATGCGCGATATCAGAAAGCCGAAAGAAAAGAAAATCCCCGCACCTATTAGACCAGTACGCAGAGGACGATAATGGCCGACAATGAAAACAGGCTGGAGAGCATCCTGTCGCGCTTTGATGCGGACTGGACAGCCAGCGATGAAGCCAGAAGGGAGGCCAAGAATGATCTCTTCTTCTCCCGCGTATCTCAGTGGGATGACTGGCTATCACAATACACAACCCTACAATATCGCGGGCAGTTCGATGTGGTACGTCCTGTGGTGCGCAAACTCGTTTCTGAGATGCGTCAGAACCCTATTGATGTTCTGTATCGCCCCAAGGATGGAGCAAGTCCTGACGCTGCTGATGTGCTAATGGGCATGTATCGCACAGACATGCGACACAATACGGCAAAAATCGCGGTCAACGTCGCTGTTCGTGAGCAGATTGAATCTGGCGTAGGTGCGTGGCGTCTGGTCACTGACTACGAAGATCAAAGTCCGACGAGCAACAATCAGGTTATCCGTCGAGAGCCTATCCATAGTGCCTGCTCCCATGTTATCTGGGACAGCAACAGCAAACTGATGGACAAGTCTGACGCCCGTCACTGCACAGTTATCCACTCAATGAGCCAGAATGGTTGGGAAGGTTTCGCAGAAAAATACGACCTCGATGCGGATGATATTCCATCATTCCAGAACCCAAACGATTGGGTATTTCCATGGCTGACGCAGGACACAATTCAGATCGCTGAGTTTTACGAAGTGGTCGAGAAGAAAGAGACGGCGTTTATCTACCAAGACCCGGTTACGGGTGAGCCGGTAAGCTACTTTAAGCGCGATATTAAAGACGTCATCGACGACCTGGCTGATAGTGGATTTATCAAAATTGCAGAGCGCCAGATTAAGCGTCGCCGGGTATACAAATCGATTATCACCTGCACTGCTGTACTCAAAGACAAGCAGCTCATTGCTGGCGAACATATCCCAATTGTTCCGGTATTCGGAGAGTGGGGCTTCGTTGAAGATAAAGAAGTGTATGAGGGTGTCGTCCGCCTGACAAAAGACGGTCAGCGTCTGCGCAACATGATTATGTCGTTCAACGCCGACATCGTGGCCCGTACTCCGAAGAAGAAGCCGTTCTTCTGGCCTGAACAGATTGCAGGCTTTGAGCATATGTATGACGGTAACGACGATTACCCGTATTACCTGCTCAATCGCACGGATGAGAACAACGGAGAAATGCCAACTCAGCCGCTGGCATATTACGAAAACCCGGAGGTCCCGCAAGCCAACGCCTACATGCTGGAAGCAGCCACCGCGGCAGTGAAAGAAGTCGCGACGCTAGGTGTTGATGCAGAGGCGGTAAACGGTGGACAGGTAGCCTACGACACTGTTAACCAGCTAAACATGCGCGCTGACCTTGAGACATACGTGTTTCAGGATAATCTGGCTACCGCTATGCGCCGTGACGGTGAGATTTACCAGTCGATAGTTAATGACATCTACGATGTTCCTCGCAACGTGACAATCACCCTTGAGGATGGCAGTGAAAAAGAGGTTCAGCTAATGGCTGAGGTTGTTGACCTTGCCACTGGTGAGCGGCAGGTACTGAACGATATCAGGGGGCGCTATGAATGCTACACGGATGTTGGACCATCATTCCAGTCCATGAAGCAGCAAAACCGCGCAGAAATTCTTGAGTTGCTCGGCAAGACGCCACAGGGAACGCCAGAATATCAACTGCTGTTGCTTCAGTACTTCACCCTGCTTGATGGTAAAGGTGTCGAGATGATGCGTGACTATGCCAATAAGCAGCTTATTCAGATGGGCGTTAAGAAGCCGGAAACACCTGAAGAGCAGCAATGGTTTGTCGAAGCGCAGCAGGCCAAACAAGGACAGCAAGACCCGGCAATGGTTCAGGCGCAGGGTGTGCTGTTGCAAGGTCAGGCTGAACTGGCTAAAGCGCAGAATCAGACGCTATCTCTTCAAATCGACGCGGCTAAAGTCGAAGCTCAAAACCAACTTAACGCTGCGAAAATCGCAGAAATATTCAACAACATGGACCTCAGTAAACAATCTGAGTTTAGAGAGTTCCTTAAAACCGTTGCTTCATTCCAGCAGGACCGCAGCGAAGACGCTCGCGCAAATGCTGAGTTACTCCTTAAAGGCGATGAACAGACGCACAAGCAGCGAATGGACATTGCCAATATCCTGCAATCGCAGAGACAAAATCAACCTTCCGGCAGTGTAGCCGAGACACCTCAATAAGAGAGAGTTAATCATGGAACCAACCACCGAAATTCAGGCAACTGAAGACTTAACCCTGTCCGGCGATCATGCAGCGGCATCTGCTGATGGCTTAGTTGTCGATAATGCCAACGACAATGCAGGTCAGGAAGAGGGCTTTGAGATTGTCCTGAAGGACGATGAGACAGCACCAAAACAAGACCCGGCAAAGAACGCAGAATTCGCCCGCCGCCGAATCGAGCGCAAACGACAGCGCGAGCTTGAGCAGCAGATGGAGGCGGTTAAGCGCGGAGAATTGCCGGAGAGTTTACGGGTAAACCCTGACCTTCCACCTCAGCCGGATATTAATGCCTATCTGTCAGAAGAAGGCCTGGCTAAATATGACTACGACAACAGCCGTGCGCTTGCCGCTTTCAATGCTGCCAATACCGAATGGCTAATGAAAGCGCAGGACGCCCGCAGCAATGCCGTAGCAGAACAGGGCCGCAAGACTCAGGAGTTTACCCAGCAATCAGCGCAATACGTCGAAGCTGCCCGCAAACACTATGACGCGGCAGAAAAGCTCAATATCCCTGACTATCAGGAGAAAGAAGACGCATTTATGCAACTGGTTCCGCCTGCGGTTGGGGCCGACATTATGCGCCTGTTCCCGGAGAAGTCTGCCGCGCTCATGTATCACCTGGGTGCAAACCCGGAGAAAGCCCGCCAGTTACTGGCGATGGATGGGCAGTCCGCGCTGATTGAACTAACTCGACTATCCGAACGCTTAACTCTCAAGCCTCGCGGTAAACAAATCTCTTCCGCTCCCCCTGCTGACCAGCCGATTACCGGTGATGTCAGCGCAGCAAATAAAGATGCCATTCGTAAACAGATGGATGCGGCTGCGAGCAAGGGCGATGTGGAAACTTACCGCAAGCTAAAGGCAAAACTTAAAGGAATCCGATAATGGCTTTGAACGAAGGTCAAATTGTTACACTGGCGGTGGATGAGATTATTGACACCATCTCCGCAATCACTCCAATGGCGCAGAAAGCCAAGAAATACACCCCGCCTGCTTCTTCTATGCAGCGCTCCAGCAATACCATCTGGATGCCTGTAGAGCAGGAGTCCCCCACTCAGGAGGGTTGGGATTTAACTGATAAAGCGACAGGGTTACTGGAGCTTAACGTCGCGGTAAACATGGGAGAGCCGGATAACGACTTCTTCCAGTTACGCGCAGATGACTTGCGAGACGAGACTGCGTATCGTCACCGCATCCAGTCCGCCGCTCGCAAGCTGGCGAATAACGTTGAGCTGAAAGTCGCAAACATGGCCGCCGAGATGGGGTCATTGGTTATCACTTCGCCGGATGCTATCGGCACTAATACCGCAGACGCATGGAACTTTGTGGCCGATGCAGAAGAACTGATGTTCTCCCGCGAACTTAACCGCGACATGGGGACATCGTACTTCTTCAACCCGCAGGACTACAAAAAGGCGGGTTATGACCTGACCAAGCGTGATATCTTCGGGCGCATCCCTGAAGAAGCATACCGCGATGGCACCATTCAGCGTCAGGTCGCTGGCTTCGATGATGTCCTGCGCTCTCCGAAACTTCCTGTGCTGACCAAATCCACCGCAACTGGCATCACTGTATCCGGTGCGCAGTCCTTCAAGCCTGTCGCATGGCAACTGGATAACGATGGCAACAAAGTTAACGTTGATAACCGTTTTGCTACCGTCACCCTGTCTGCAACTACCGGCCTGAAACGCGGCGACAAAATTTCGTTTGCTGGCGTTAAGTTCCTCGGTCAGATGGCTAAGAACGTGCTGGCGCAGGACGCGACTTTCTCCGTGGTCCGTGTTGTTGACGCTACTCACGTTGAAATTACGCCGAAGCCAGTTGCGCTGGATGATGTTTCCCTGTCTCCTGAGCAACGCGCCTACGCCAACGTTAATACCTCGCTGGCTGATGCAATGGCAGTGAACATTCTGAACGTTAAAGACGCTCGCACTAATGTGTTCTGGGCTGATGACGCCATCCGTATTGTGTCTCAGCCGATTCCGGCCAACCACGAACTGTTTGCAGGTATGAAAACTACCTCATTCAGCATCCCGGATGTTGGCCTTAACGGTATCTTCGCTACGCAGGGTGATATTTCCACCATGTCCGGCCTGTGCCGTATTGCGCTGTGGTACGGCGTAAACGCGACACGACCGGAAGCAATAGGTGTTGGTCTGCCTGGTCAGAAGGCGTAACTAACAGGGGCTTCGGCCCCTTTCTTATTTGAGGTGACATATGGGCGTAATGCTATATAAGCAGGGTCGTGGAACGAAGGTATGGGGCAAGGAAGTTCAGGCTAAAGTTGTCGACGACAGCGATGTAGAAGATCACCTTGCCGATGGTTGGGTTAAGCATCCAAATGAGGTGCCGGAGACTAATGACGAACCAATCGGCGAGTCATGCGTGGTCAAGAAAGACATGGGTGAAGTATCTGATGGATACCACACCTTTAACGAACTATATGCACATCGAGTGCGCCTGTTTTCAACACTAATGAATGCCTTCCGCGAAAGCGCATGGTGGAGCTTCCAGCATCATGACGGCGAGCAATGGGATGGATGGGTGTTAGCTGGCATCGACACCCCAGAAGGCGCGGTAACATACCACCTCCCAGAGAGTGAAATTGAACATCTGCCTAAAGGCACGGAAATTGAGTTTGGCAAGGAATGGGACGGCCACACGGCAGATGATGTGTTGAATCGTCTGCTAAGCCTGCGACCGAAAGAACCGGCAACCAAAGAACGCAAAAAGCCAGGACCAAAGCCTAAGGCGGAAAGCGATGCAGATAAAGACTAAAGGCGATCTGGTCAGGGCGGCGCTGCGTAAGCTTGGTGTAGCATCAGATGCAACTCTCACTGATGTCGAACCTCAGTCTATGCAGGATGCCGTTGATGATCTGGAAGCGATGATGGCGGAGTGGTATCAGGACGGGAAAGGCATCATTACCGGATATGTATTCTCAGATGATGACAATCCTCCTGCTGAAGGTGACGACCATGGCCTTCGCTCCAGTGCAGTCAGCGCCGTATTCCATAATCTGGCCTGCCGCATTGCTCCTGATTATGCGCTTGAGGCTACTGCCAAAATTATCGCCACTGCTAAATACGGAAAAGAGCTTCTCTATAAGCAAACCGCCATTTCCAGAGCCAAACGAGCGCCTTACCCGTCACGCATGCCGACAGGCAGTGGAAACAGTTTCGCCAATCTGAACGAATGGCATTATTTCCCCGGAGAACAGAATGCCGATTCAACAACTCCCCATGATGAAGGGAATGGGTAAAGACTTCAAGAACGCCGATTATATCGACTATCTGCCAGTGAATATGCTGGCAACACCCAAAGAAATCCTTAACAGCAGCGGCTATCTCCGCTCATTCCCTGGCATTACCAAACGTTATGATATGAACGGCGTATCGCGTGGAGTTGAGTACAACACCGCTCAGAATGCTGTTTATCGTGTTTGTGGTGGCAAGCTCTACAAAGGAGAAAGCGAAGTTGGTGATGTTGCCGGAAGTGGTCGCGTATCAATGGCACATGGTCGGACATCACAGGCGGTAGGCGTTAATGGCCAACTGGTCGAGTATCGCTATGATGGCACGGTTAAAACCGTCTCAAACTGGCCTGCAGACAGCGGATTCACGCAGTATGAATTAGGTTCAGTGCGTGACATTACGCGCTTACGTGGGCGTTATGCGTGGTCAAAAGACGGCACTGATTCATGGTTTATCACTGACCTCGAAGATGAATCGCATCCTGACCGCTACAGCGCACAATATCGCGCAGAGTCGCAGCCTGACGGCATCATCGGCATCGGAACATGGAGAGACTTCATCGTCTGCTTTGGTTCGTCAACGATAGAGTATTTCTCCCTGACAGGCGCAACCACCGCTGGCGCTGCGTTGTATGTCGCACAGCCATCGTTGATGGTACAGAAGGGCATTGCCGGAACATACTGTAAAACGCCGTTCGCTGATTCATACGCCTTTATCAGTCATCCGGCTACTGGCGCACCTTCCGTCTACATCATCGGTTCAGGGCAGGCATCGCCAATTGCGACCGCCAGTATTGAGAAAATTATCCGCTCATATACCGCTGAAGAAATGGCGACGGGTGTGATGGAGACTTTGCGCTTCGATTCTCATGAGCTTCTGATTATTCATCTCCCTCGCCATGTTCTGGTTTACGACGCATCGTCCAGCCAGAACGGACCTCAGTGGTGTGTGCTGAAAACCGGGCTTTACGATGATGTATATCGCGGCGTCGACTTCATGTACGAAGGAAACCAGATAACGTGCGGCGACAAATCAGAAGCGGTGGTCGGACAATTGCAATTCGACATCAGCAGCCAGTACGACAAACAACAAGAACACCTACTGTTTACGCCCCTTTTCAAAGCAGATAACGCCAGATGCTTCGACCTTGAGGTTGAATCATCCACTGGTGTTGCTCAATACGCTGACCGCCTGTTCCTGTCTGCAACAACTGACGGCATCAATTACGGTCGTGAACAGATGATTGAGCAGAACGAGCCGTTTGTGTACGACAAGCGCGTTTTATGGAAACGTGTTGGGCGCATTCGTCGATTAATCGGATTCAAACTGCGAGTAATCACCAAATCACCAGTAACACTATCCGGGTGTCAAATTCGTCTGGAGTAAAATATGGCAGACCCGTCACTTAATAATCCTGTCATTATTCAGGCTACTCGTCTGGATGCCTCAATCCTCCCACGCAACGTCTTCAGCCGGTCTTATCTGCTCTACGTAATCGCGCAGGGGGCTGACGTTGGCGCTATTGCGGGAAAGGCAAACGAAGCAGGGCAAGGTGCCTATGACGCGCAGGTAAAGAACGATGAGCAGGATGTTGAGCTTGCAGACCACGAAGCGAAAATTCAGCAGTTACGCATCGACGTAGACGACCATGAAATCCGTATTGCTGCAAATACCAATGCAATTGCGGCGCTGGATGTCAGACTAACCACGGCTGAAGGAGAAATAATCACCTTGCAGGCTGATGTCAGTGCTCTTGATGGTAGAGTGACGACGGCTGAAGGAAATATTTCTGCATTGCAGGTTGATTACGTATCGAAAACAGCCACCGCAACACAATCGCTGGCGTCACCTCTCAACGTGACAACGTCCTATTCAGTTGGCGGTACTAAAGTTATCGGTGCTCGACAGCTCGGATGGACAGCAGCAACAGGAGCTGCGCTTCTCGGTGCATTCAACGCTAACCAGGCATACACGGTCAGTGCCACATATACGCAGTCTGAGGTATCAGCTATGGCTACTGGATTGCAGCAGGCGCGGCAGCGTATCAAAGCTCTCGAAGATGCAATACGAACTCATGGATTGATCAACTGATGATTACATTCACTCCCACCCGAAACATCGACCTGATAGAAACGGTCGGCAACCATCCCGACATCATAGCCGGGAGCAACAACGGTGACGGATACGACTACAAGCCTGAGTGCCGCTATTTCGAAGTGAACGTACATGGTCAGTTCGGTGGCATCGTGTATTACAACGAGATTCAGCCGCTGACCTTTGACTGCCACGCCATGTATCTGCCTGAGATTAGAGGATTCAGTAAGGAAATCGGGCTGACGTTCTGGCGATACATTCTCGCCAACACCACCGTTCAGTGCGTTACATCATTTGCTGCACGCAAATTTCGCCACGGTCAGATGTACTGCGCAATGATTGGCCTTAAGCGTGTAGGAACCATCAAGAAATACTTCAAAGGCGTGGATGACGTGACGTTTTACAGCGCCACACGCGAAGAACTAATCGACTTCCTGAATCACGGGAGATAGCCATGTTATATGCATTTAAGCTGGGCAGGAAACTGCGCGGTGAGGAACCTTATTATCCTGAAAAAGGCGGTAAAGGTGGCTCATCAAGCAGCGGGGCAAAAGAAGCCGCAAAAGCAACACAGTACGCAGCAGACCTGCAAAACCAACAATTCAATCGTGTGATGGAACAGTTGGCACCTTACGCCGCCGCAGGTTTGCCGGCTCTCCAGCAGATTCAGCAGCTATCAACGCTGGAAGGTCAGAACAGCGCTCTCAATCAGTATTACAACTCAGACCAGTATAAACAGTTGGCTGATCAGGCTCGCTATCAAAGCCTGAATGCAGCGGAAGCCACCGGAGGTCTTGGCTCTACAGCAACATCAAACCAAATTGCATCCATTGCACCAACGCTCGGGCAGAACTGGTTGTCAGGGCAGATGCAAAACTATGGCAACCTGTTAAACGTTGGTCAGTCTGCGGCAGCAGGCCAGGCATCGGCAGGACAGAACTATGCAAATAACGCAGGTAATCTTGCGCAACAGATGGCGGCTATCCGCTCTCAGGGTTCTGGTCAATCCACGCTTGGAAGTGCCATTAGCGGGGGTACGAGTGGTGCGCTTGCAGGAGCTGGTCTTGCCGGGATGCTTGGTGCATCGACGCCGTGGGGGGCAGGCATTGGTGCAGGTATCGGATTGCTTGGCTCACTCTTCTAAGGAGTTATCGTGGCTACATTTCAACTCGCCGGGTTGCCATCAATGCAGGTAGCGAACCAGAGCGCGCCCGGACAACCATCATTATCCAGTTACGACTTCAGCCAGCGCCCAAACGTTGGAGTTCAACTTGCTCAGGGGCTTGGCGCAGTTGGCCAGGCAATACAGCAGAATGAGGCTGCTCAGAGGCTTTCTGACTTTCAAAAAGCTTTCGGTCAGGCTTATGCGGCAGGTGATCGCGACGCCTTGCGTCAACTTGCAGCCACCAATCCAGACCAGATTGAAACAATTCGTCAGGGCATGGGGTTTGTTGATGCTGACAGAAATCAGACGATGGGCGATATGTCTGCACGATTGAACATTGCCGCCGCTCAGGGGCCAGAAGCGGTGATGCGAGAGCTTGCCACTCACCAGAATACGCTGCAGCAAATTGGCGTATCTCCTGAACAGGCGTGGCAGACATATCAACAAAGCCCTGAAGGCTTCACGCAGTTAACAGACCTTATTGGGATGCACGCGGTAGGACCAGAAAAGTATTTTGATATTCAGGACAAGTTGACAGGTCGCGAGATTGACCGAGGTCGACTTGCTGAAACAATCCGCAGCAATAAAGCAGGTGAGGGGCTTCAGGCTCGCGGGCAGAATATAACAATGCGTGGACAAGATATGTCAGCGGCAACAGCGCGACGCGGTCAAGATTTGGCAACGCAAAGAGCAAACGCCAGAACGATATCAGGCAGCGAAGGAAATCGGGTCGTTCAGCTTGCAGACGGGCGAACAGTCAGCGTCGGTGGAAAACTTCACGGCGCAGGGGCGAATGCGTTTTACGAAGGTATTGACGATAACGGCAATATGGTTCGTGTCCCGGCAAGCGCCATTGCCGCACCTCCAACGTCTGCGGCAAGCGCACAGAACTACGCGATGAAGAAAGACATTGATGCAATCGCAAATGCAGATGCTTCTGCTCTTGACTTCATGACTGGAATGACTGGCGGAGCAGGAAATCCGGCAATTGGTGCAGATGTTCGCAGCCGACTCACAGGCAAAGAGCAACGCCAGTTATATAACTCAGCACAACGTATTCAGGGCAGAATGCAGAATCAGGGCGTGGCAGCAGCAAGAGATATGGGGGCTAGCGGTATCAACACCATTGCAGAAGCGAAGATGTATTTTCAGGGGATGCCGCAGGTTGACTACTCAAGCCCGGAGGCTATGCAGCAGTCTATTCGTGAGATTCAGGAATACACCAACAATTATAACCAGCAGTACAACGTTAATGTTGATAATGGTGGGCAGAAATCATCAAGGCAGCAGCCAGCGACTCAGCAATCAGTCGGAGGAAGCTACACGTCTAAATCCGGCGTTCAATTCACGGTGGAATAATGAAAGTTACAGCCAACGGTAAGACATTCACCTTTCCTGATGGTATAAGCACGGAAGATATTGGTGCCGCCATTGATGAGTATTTTGCTGGGCAGGCATCGGCAGCAGAAACACAACCAGCAGAACAGCAGACAGAACCATCATTAATGCAGCGTGCCGGTGATTTCCTGACTGGCGGGCAGGGCGCAGGACAAATCGCCGAGCAGGCTGGCCGCGGTCTGGTAAACATACCTTTTGATGTATTGCAGGGTGGGGCGAGCCTCATTAACGCAATCAGCCAAGGGTTAGGCGGACCTAAAGTGCTGGATGACGTGTATCGCCCCGTTGACCGACCGACCGATCCATATGCTCAGGCAGGGGAGGCTATTGGTGGGTATCTTGTCCCTGGGGTTGGAGTGGCGGGTAATATGGCTATCGGGTCAATCGCTGAAGCCGCTAATCAGCAAGGTGATTTTGCTGGCAATGTTGCAAAGAATGCCGCCATCAACCTTGGGGCACAAGGGGCTTTATCGGCTGTTGCAAAAGGGATAGGAAGAGGAGTGACAGCGCTGCGAGGTGATATATCTCCTGCAGATCAGCAATTGCTCAAGCGTGCCGCTGCGGCAGATGTACCAGTTATGACATCGGATGTAGTCCCTCCAAAAACAAAGCTCGGCAATCAACTGCAGGATTACTCAGAGGGGGTCATCGCTGGAACTGGACCAATGAGAGCTGCTCAGCAGGATGCCAGATCCAAGCTTGTTAATCGTTTCACCGAAAAATACGGCGACTATGATCCATCGGTAGTAGTTGATAGCCTAAAGTCAGGTGTTGCAAGGGAAAAATCGTTAGCCAAGTCAAAGCTAAACGACCTGTCAGGTAGAATGGTTGGTAAGACAGTTGATACAAGTGGTGCCATAAGAGCTATCGACGGCGCAGTAAACGAACTTGGAAAACTTAAAGGTGTTTCTGATACCCAGACCATTTCTGCTCTTAATGATTACAAGAATGCCATTCAGGAGATATCCAGTGGCGATGATGCCTTTGAGTTACTTGATAAGCTAAGAACTCAGTTCCGCATTGACGTAAAAGGCGATCGCACAGTTCTGCCATCAATGTCGCAAACAATGGTAGACAGGGTCTATAACTCGCTAACCAATAGCCTTAGTAAATCTATAGCGAAAGGAATTAGCCCAAAAGATGCTTCAGCATGGAGAGCAGGAAAAGCTGATTATGCAAAAATGGCAACGCATGCAACTCAGACGCGACTTAAAAACGTTCTAAACAAAGGCGATTTAACACCAGAGACTGTAAATACCATTGTTTATGGGCAATATGGGTCAGATATAGCTCGATTGTACGGGAAACTCGATCAAAAAGGCAAAGACATGCTAAGGGCTGCATATATCAGCAAAATAGCTGACAAGGTAGGTGACAGCCCTCAGAAAATGATGACCGAGCTTGGCAAGCTGCAAAAACAAGCAAATGGTCAAGTGTTTAAAACTGTATTTGGCGGGAAGCACGGAAAAGAGATAGAGGGGATGCTATCTATTCTCGAAGCTACCAAAAGAGCATCTGAGGCCAATGTTGTGACAAAAACTGGTATGACACTTGCGCCTTTAGTAAGGGTTATTGGTAATCTAAAAACTGGTGGCGCTCTCTTGGCCGGTGAAACAGGAATTGGCCTTATGTCTAGGGTTTATGAAAGCCCTATGGCAAGGAATGCGCTCTTACGTCTGGCGAATACTAAGGCAGGAACGCCAGCCTATGAAAGAGCGTTGAGTCAGGCTGCTACGGCTGTAAGGCCACTACTGGCTAACCAGGCAACACAGCAGTGACTAAACGCCATGGATGGCTATTTAATTCTCTTTTCAATAGCTGCAATTATTCCTTTTCCTGATGTTTCAGGAGATTTTGTAGCCATATAAGACGAAAAAATCATGTCCGTCATTCTTTCATAACTTACTATTTCCCACTTAGCCAGTGCATTGGACAGTTTGTAGTTGTCATCAGTTAGTGTCCTTATGGAATTTTTTAAGTGTTTATTCTCTTCTGTTAATCGCGCAATTTTTGTATCAATTTCATGTGAGCGATCTAATTCCTTAACCTGTTTCTTGAGGGCAGCTAACCCTGCATATAGTACGCAACAGGATATCCCAAGAGCGAGTACGATTATTTCTAACACACCAACCTCCTTAGTTTTGAGCAGGATACCATGAAAAAAGTAAACGTATTTTGCCTACTTCACGTTTGAATGGTTTGTCATTAGGATATTTCCGTTTTTTAAATATGGAAATTGATATGAAGAGGATTATTAGCGTCGTTGCTGGCGTTATCATGTTATCTGGGTGCGCAACTATTGTTGGTGATGAAACGCAACTTGTGCAAGTGAACAGCAATCCTTCTGGCGCGAGCTTTAAGGTAAAAGATGAATCAGGTGTGATTGTTGCGCAAGGTAAGACTCCACAAGGTGTAACACTCGCCAAGTCAGATGGTAGCTATTTTGGCAAAAAGAGCTACCAGATCACTATGGAGAAGGATGGGTACGAACCAGTTACCATGCCAATCAAAGCCAATGCTAATGGTTGGTATATTGGTGGAAACCTTGTGTTTGGTGGGTTAATTGGTTGGCTTGCTGTAGATCCATTTAATGGTGGGATGTATACCTTGAAGCCAAAAGAGGCAAACGCATCTCTTATACCGTCAACAAAGCAAGACTAACAAATAGAACCCACCGTCAGGTGGGTTTTTTGTACAAATCCTTCAGCGTATCAAACACCATTTTCTTAACAAGTTCGGACTGCTCATCAGCAATGCGCTCTGCTTCGTCGCGATAACCTGATACTGGAGATGGCTTAGATATAGCTTCGGTAACTATCTGAACTAATTCAGCATTCAGTGAGCGGCCATTCGATTTAGCTCGCTGTTTCAGCTTTTCCTTTAATTCGTAAGGTAGCCGCAGATTAAATTGCGGGTCATCTCTTCCCATTTCTGATGCCTCACTTTTGTAAGTGGATCGGCATCATATGATCTACTGGTTATATCTACAATAAGACCACTGTGGTCTTAATGACGCATTGCCGTAGCTACGCTGCGACGATTACTTTCATCTGGAGCAGATTAAATGACAGATATCACTGCAAACGTAGTTGTTTCTAACCCTCGTCCAATCTTCACTGAATCCCGTTCGTTTAAAGCTGTTGCTAATGGGAAAATTTACATTGGTCAGATTGATACCGATCCGGTTAATCCTGCCAATCAGATACCCGTATACATTGAAAATGAGGATGGCTCTCACGTCCAGATTACTCAGCCGCTAATTATCAACGCAGCCGGTAAAATCGTATACAACGGCCAACTGGTGAAAATTGTCACCGTTCAGGGTCATAGCATGGCTATCTATGATGCCCATGGTTCTCAGGTTGACTATATTGCTAACGTATTGAAGTACGATCCAGATCAATATTCAATAGAAGCTGATAAAAAATTTAAGTATTCAGTAAAATTATCAGATTATCCAACATTGCAGGATGCAGCATCTGCTGCGGTTGATGGCCTTCTTATCGATCGAGATTATAATTTTTATGGTGGAGAGACAGTTGATTTTGGCGGAAAGGTTCTGACTATAGAATGTAAAGCTAAGTTTATAGGAGATGGAAATCTTATTTTTACGAAATTAGGCAAAGGTTCCCGCATTGCCGGGGTTTTTATGGAAAGCACTACAACACCATGGGTTATCAAGCCTTGGACGGATGACAATCAGTGGCTAACGGATGCCGCAGCGGTCGTTGCCACTTTAAAACAATCTAAAACTGATGGGTATCAGCCAACCGTAAGCGATTACGTTAAATTCCCAGGAATAGAAACGTTACTCCCACCTAATGCAAAAGGGCAAAACATAACGTCTACGTTAGAAATTAGAGAATGTATAGGGGTCGAAGTTCATCGGGCTAGCGGTCTAATGGCTGGTTTTTTGTTTAGAGGGTGTCACTTCTGCAAGATGGTAGACGCCAATAATCCAAGCGGAGGTAAAGATGGCATTATAACCTTCGAAAACCTTAGCGGCGATTGGGGGAAGGGTAACTATGTCATTGGCGGACGAACCAGCTATGGGTCAGTAAGTAGCGCCCAGTTTTTACGTAATAATGGTGGCTTTGAACGTGATGGTGGAGTTATTGGGTTTACTTCATATCGCGCTGGGGAGAGTGGCGTTAAAACTTGGCAAGGTACTGTGGGCTCGACAACCTCTCGCAACTATAATCTGCAATTCCGCGACTCGGTCGTTATTTACCCCGTATGGGACGGATTCGATTTAGGTGCTGACACTGACATGAATCCGGAGTTGGACAGGCCAGGGGACTACCCTATAACCCAATACCCACTGCATCAGTTACCACTAAATCACCTGATTGATAATCTTCTGGTTCGCGGGGCGTTAGGTGTAGGTTTTGGTATGGATGGTAAGGGCATGTATGTGTCTAATATTACCGTAGAAGATTGCGCTGGGTCTGGCGCGTACCTACTCACCCACGAATCAGTATTTACCAATATAGCCATAATTGACACCAATACTAAGGATTTCCAGGCGAATCAGATTTATATATCTGGGGCTTGCCGTGTGAACGGTTTACGTTTAATTGGGATCCGCTCAACCGATGGGCAGGGTCTAACCATAGACGCCCCTAACTCTACCGTAAGCGGTATAACCGGGATGGTAGATCCCTCTAGAATTAATGTTGCTAATTTGGCAGAAGAAGGGTTAGGTAATATCCGCGCTAATAGTTTCGGCTATGATAGCGCAGCGATTAAACTGCGGATTCATAAGTTATCAAAGACATTAGATAGCGGAGCATTGTACTCCCACATTAACGGGGGGCCCGGTTCTGGCTCAGCGTATACTCAACTTACTGCTATTTCAGGTAGCACACCTGACGCTGTATCATTAAAAATTAACCACAAAGATTGCAGGGGGGCAGAGATACCATTTGTTCCTGACATCGCGTCAGATGATTTTATAAAGGATTCCTCATGTTTTTTGCCATATTGGGAAAATAATTCTACTTCTTTAAAGGCTTTAGTGAAAAAACCCAATGGAGAATTAGTTAGATTAACCTTGGCAACACTTTAGATATGTAATAAAAATGGGTGTAAACACCCATTTTTATTTTATGTTAAATATTCTATAGCTAATTAAACCTAACAACTATGGTTTCCCCTACAACACCAATATCGTATACGTTATTACCAGATTTTTTCCACCCATTTTCAAGTTTAACCTCTTTGTCATATAGTCTGTAATTTCTAGAAAACACATTTCTTTGCATTAACACCTCTGACCACATCCAATCATTGTTAATAATGCGTGGTATTAACTCTCTCATTAAAGGATGCTTTATTACTATGTTTTCATTTATTGGTGCATACGGTTCTGTGCCAATGAATTTTATATTTTTCTTGTCTCTTCCAAATCCAAGATAATCTATGTCTTGAGATATTCTATTTACAATGCTTTCCTCAAGCTGAAACTGTGCATTTATGGCATTGTAAGCACCATAAGAAAATATTGTTGATATTAAAAGAATAAAAGAAAATATATTCTTGATATTAACTGTTTATCTTCAAAAGCATAGAATACGCATAGGCAACAAAAAACATAAAGCCACCCATACCAATCAATACCCTCGGTGCGTATATTGGTGATTTTAGAAAAATCATTGGTCCAATGATGAAGAACATTGATGCTAATAAAATTAAAACTACTAGCAATAACTTTGTTTTCTTATTTTCATCTCTTTTGATTGCTTTTAAAACTATGACTATCAAAGAAATGATTAGCGCAAAGAATAGCGAGTAGTAGATTAAGTAATTATCGCCATTCAAGATCGTGCTAAACATTCTATAAAATGATAAGACGTTAGAAATTATCCCTTCAAATAAACTTGAGTTTATCTCTATAATCTTACTATGTTCGATATTGTAAGGGCCTGTTACAAGCCTTTTTGCAATAAAGTAAGAATAGGCAAAATATCCTACCATTAAACCAGCGACAGAAGATGCTGTATTTTTTGTGATATTTGAAATTGAGTTTTTCTTAACCACATCTGAAATTATAAAAGCCAACAAGAATATTGCGTAAGTATTCAGCGCAGCCTGATAAAGACTAAGGAATGCAATGGTTAAAATGGATGATATTATGATATTTATAGGCTTGTATTGATAAGCGACATACGATGAGATAATAGATATTGCTACACTCATGCACATTGTTAATGAATCATATCTATATGATAGATTTTCTATAAAGAATGGGTTTGCCAAAATCATCATAAAACAAAGAGATGCTGTGATGTAGTCATCTCCAAACAGCTTTTCCCTGACGCAGGATAGTGCCAATGCTAAAATAACTATCCCTAGCATTAAAGGTAGCGGAGAAGCGTCTATAATTGGGATTCCAAAATTAATGATATAGAAAATAAAGTCGGAAAGTGGGCGACCATTGCCTGACCAACCCAACCCGCCATATAAAGACCTACCCAAGTCATCAACGAAAAATGATTGATGTGTTAATAAAGGAAATGTATATATAATCGCCAATCCAAGAAAGATTGATATAAATATCCTGTCATTACTATTAAATTTCACTTTTAAAACCCTTACGCTTTAATATGTATTTAGGCCGCTGTTTGGTTTCTATGTAAATCCTGCCAATATATTCCCCAAGAATACCTATTCCTATCAATTGAACGCCACCCAGAAAAAGTACAGAAACAAGAAGAGACGGGTAGCCAGGAACATTATTTCCAAATATTAATTTATCAATAATCATCCATGCACCGTAAAGGAATGACATACCTGCAATAAACAATCCAATGTAAGTCCATATGCGGAGCGGAAATGTTGAGAAAGAAGTTATTCCTTCCAGAGCCAGATTCCATAATTTCCAGCCATTGAATTTTGAATCGCCGGCAACACGCTCAGCGCGGGCGTATTCAACTACATCAGTCTTGCCGCCCACCCATGACAGAACGCCTTTCATAAACAGATTACGTTCTGGCATCTGTTTAATATTTTCGACAACCTCACGACTCATTAATCGGAAATCACCGACGTTCTCTTCGATTTTCGGATTGCTGATTTTGTTGTGCAGCTTATAAAACCAC